TAATCATACTTCGGTTTAATACCCATGTTAATCTTAATCTCGCCATTAACCAATGTCAATTTAGATGATCTATGCAATATTGGCTTAGCTTCTTTGCGGTATTGCACAAATAATGAGCAATCACGGTTCTGCATGATGGCTACTTCGCCACGAATCCACTCTTGATAGGCTTTTGATACCCGTCTTTGGACATATTCGGTCATCGGTTCGCTCTCATTGATAAATACATCCCGTAGGTGCGCTACTGAGATACCAGCAAGGTCAGCAAACAGCGGAATACTAATACCACGCTCTTTATCCTTTAAAAAGCGCTTAATGATGCGTCTTAGCTCAGATCTAGGATGGATTTCCAGTTGTGTTGCCATATACGCCTATTCTTTTGAGGTAATCCGATACATTACGACCTACTGTGAGCTGTTCAGGGGTAAAGTCATCCTGGACACGGGATACTTTGCGGGTTAGCTTCTGGGCTATTAGCCTTGGCTGGACCTGCTCAGCATAGGCAGCGCAAGCTAGGGCGGTAGCAATTACCCTGTCATCCTTATTACGCCCTGATGCTTCAATAGATGACCCATCACGAATAGTGGTTTTCATCTCCTCAATGGTGTCCATATCCCAGATGTCTAACATCCCACGCTCAAAATAATCCTTCATGTAGGTGAGCATCCGCTCTTTAGTCGCTGCCGTAGTCATCCAGCCAATCGAATTAGATAGCCCGCCTATGGTGTCGTTCCTACGCCAGATATAGTTTTGCATATTGCCGTACACATCCATGAGGTCTTTGCCCAACGCTGTACCCATCGCAGCAGCTTGGCGCTTGAGGTTACGCAGTTCATTGATGACCGCTTGACCTGGACCATTGATCTCAAGGTTCAGCGTAGAGTTTTTGTATGCACCAGCTAGGTGGGCTATGACCCACGCAAACTGATAGGTGTTCATTTCAGAGGTGGCAAATGTAGCAACCTGCTCAAGTCCATCAGCGTAAACCCGCAACACTTGGATACAAAAGCGGTCAGCCCAATCGCTACTACCGTAAGCTGGATCAGCGCCAATAACATAATAAGCAGTGTCAACTGGTTCTTCCCAGACTTTGAGAGTAGCCAATCTTTCAGTCGATTTAAGCACTTCCGTATCTTGAAAGTTAACGCCAAAGCTATATCGATAAGAATCATAGGGAACTTTCTTTAATCGTTTGACGGCATCGGTACACCGTGCATTGGAAAAGAAGGATGTGCCTGTCATGACAAAGGCATAGTCCTCAGTAGGTGGAAACTCTTGATACATCAGGCTATCGTCTTTGATACCCTCGTATAGCTTCCAGCGCCACCATGCTATCTGGCGGGAATTGATCTCTACGCCATACAGTTTCTTAATATCCCTAGTCCACTCTTTTTCTTCACCAGTGAGCTTGCCATCCCAATAGACTTTGTAGGTCTGCCCTTCAGGATCTAAGGAATACAGTTCATTGCGCCACCAGCCACAGAAAATTGCCCGCTGGGTTCTTGCCCGTTTAGCGGTGGTGTACATATCGTGAAACATATTAAAACCACGGGCTGTAGATTCAAAGGTGTATAGGCGGTCTGGATTGGTTTCCGCTAGGGAAGCTAACAAAGACGCTAATCCTTCTTCATCTCCCCAGCTACTGGTTTCTGTTCCGTGAAGGTAGGTAATAGCCTTGCCACGACCCAGACTTCCTTTAGCTCTAAGCCCAGCGACTTGATAAAACAGACGAGAGCGGTTCTTGAGGGAAAGCTGATTTCGGTTGTGAGCAAGGAGCGGGATTTTATACTCTTTGGGCAAACCATCCATATACATGGCAAGGGTTGATCGGAACATATCCCTGTTTTCTTCCGTGTCCGTTGTAAGTGTTCCCTGAAGCCCTGGGTGCATGAAGTGCCAATAGAGATCGAGTGCGAGTGAAATTGTAGTGATGCCAAGTTGCCTTCCTTTCAATATGACAAAGAAATGGCAATCGTTCTCCAATCCTTTGGTGATTTCTTCCATAACATAGGTTTGTGTACCTAAGAGGTTGTCCATCTTGCGTAAGCCTTGCTCTTTGGTTTCAATCTTGAGCTGTTTACAAAAATGGTAAAAATGTTGAAGATTAAAGTTCTTCATGGGGTTTCCAAGGTAATCGGTTGTTGTATTTATTCAGCATAGTGTAGTTTCCCTTTTCAAAGAAATCTTTGGTTACTGAATACTCATTACCACCCAATCTAAAACAAAAAGAGCGCTCTCCTGACCAAGTGAAGTTTGGAAAGACTTGTTTGGCTGCTTCATAAAACTTACGATCCCCGCCCCAGCCAGGTTGGGCTAAGACATTGGCTAAGGCTTTCAGCACGGGGGTTTTCATACCCCACATACACCAATCGACAAAACGGTGACCCGTAGCTTGCCAACAATCCTCTAGTTCCCCTAGGGCTTCGCAGTCATCGTCAAATAAATACTGAGCGTCTTTGTCGTAAATAGATCTTAGGCAATAGGACCAATCGTAGCCCTCATCAAGCTTTTTCATGATTGATTGAACATGGTAGGGTTTATACCAATCATCATCATTGCAAAAGAAGGTAACATCCTCATTCACTAGGAAAGCAGAAGCAGCTAATAGCCGTCTGCCCTCAATATCTTTGCCACCGACATTGCCATCCCAAAAGCACACCTTTAGCTCAGGGTATAACCTTCTGAGTTCCACAAAATGATTAAAACTATGGTCACAAACAATGTAGTGCGTAACGGGATAAGTCTGGGCTTTGACTGATGCAATGCAATTCGATAGCTCCCAGGGGCGCTTGCCGTTAGTAACTGTGACTACCGCTGCGGTTTTCAATTGTGCTTTTCCAATCGTTTATGCTCAAAATGCGGAATATCCCAATACGCCACCTTTAGCCTAGCACTGTGATTCTTGGCTAAGTCAATTAAGGCGTTATAGGTCATTTCGCTAAAGCGCTCTTTCCATTCGGTAGCCAATTTGATCTTTTGCCTTTTAGTACGGCAAGACAAAGCACGCATCATCTCGGTTTTAAACATCAGGCGCTCTTGGGTTAATCGCTCAATGTCTTGCATCGCCATCATCAGGACCATCTAACAATGATCTGAGATAAGCAATCTCTTGTTCTGCTTTAAACAACAATTTAGACGATTCCCCGTGAACCCGCATTAGCTCATGGAAGATGGCATCTTTTTCCATTCTCCAAATACGCTCCATGTACATCTTCTTGGCTTGGTCATCGGCTTTCTCAATGTACTGAGCTACCGACATCACATTATTGCCATTCATTGCGTTCTCCATACTCTGATCCCTTCGTTATCTACTCTGGCTATGAACTTGCGATTTAACTGTTTGCCAGCTCGATAGTTGGCATTACAGACGATTTGTAGCTTCCCCGTTGGCACAAAGAATGATTCTCCGACTTCCATGACCTTATATGGGTACACATTGCGTTTTTTCTCTGGGGGTATGGGAATATTTTTATCAATCGATATACTCATGCTATTCTCCTTATATCTTTGCTCATCATACACTATCATGATACACACATACAATGAATATCATCTAGGTGATAACCTTATTCACCTTAACTTCTTACGCAAGGTAGCGCTGCAAGAACCGCACCTTGATTTCACTCACCACTGTTCACCGCAGTATCACAGCCAGTTAGAACCCTTATGCGAGGGTGTTGCTATAGAGCTTGCAGATCTGTCGATCCCTCCTTCTAGTATTCACGCCTGGATAGGGAGAGAAAACTATTATCACAACCATTCTCTCAGGCGCAAATGGGCGCAGTTTCACCTAGCGTGGTTTGACCACCTCTCGGATTTGATGGAAGTAGGCAATCCGATTGCTTGCGTAGAGGACTTACTGTTTGATTACCCTGCGCTATCCGCTCCCTCCAGATACGAATTTGATTATCTGATAGTCAATAGCCCTCCCCAATCAGGGCAGCTTCCTTCCTATACCCCGCAATTCTTTGAAAAACGGGTACGAGATCTAGCAAATCAGGGGTTAAAAGTCATCACAACCTACCCTACAGGGATGTGTCCATGCACCTTAGAAGCCAAATATACGGTCACTGACATCGGTGTGTTATCTAAATCCGTGAGCTACATTGAGGGCATCGATACTGGTCCAATGTGGACTACGCATAATATTCTCAATCAAAACAGCGTAGTACAGCGTCTGATCTACACCAACGCTTCAGATAGCTTTGATCTTTCCAAGAATGTGATTGTTAAGCAAGCGCTAGAAAACTGAAATTTTTTTTGGGGTGGTATCGGAGAGGGGTACGCACTCCACCGAACCCAGACCCACTCACTAGGGCAAATTACGCTCATGCTGTAATGAGATTGTAACGGGTAGCCAATTTAGGTCATATTTAAGTTATATGACTGTATGCCATAACGCTAAGCACAATTACCCTTTTTAAAAGCGGTAAGGGAGGAGTTAATCTCTCCCCCATTCAAATTAACCTACGCTATATCTATACATATACTTACTATCCTATATGACAGACTATAGTTTATAGATACCTATATGATCTAGAAAATAGCTATATAGATCTATAGTATATAGAAGTATAGCTATGCGCCATAGTATCAGACTATTGGTTTTAAAACAACGATAGAAAAAATTATTGTTTGATTGTTTGCATATTGCTGTATTTATGTATAATCATGCCTATGAGAGCTAATCTCATAACCTAACTACTAACGAGGATATTATGCAAAATTCAATCTATCAAGAAGTAACTGATCAAATCATTGCCGAGATCGAAAAGGGCGCTATGCCTTGGGTTAAGCCTTGGAAAGCCGATAGCTCATGTGAGAAAAACATAGCGAGCAAAAAAGAATATAACGGGATCAATCGCTTAATTCTCGCTATGATGACTCACTTTAAAGGGTATCAATCACCATTTTATGGATCATTCAAGCAATGGCAGGATTTAGGGGGTACTGTTCGCAAGGGTGAAAAGGGTACGAAGATCGTATTTTATAAGCCTGTATCAGTAGAAAAGACTAACGATCAAGGAGAGAGCGAGAATTTCGCTTACTCATGCCTTAAAACTTATTATGTATTTAATGCCGATCAAGTAGATGGCATAGAGATCGCTAAGCCTGAAGTATCTCCCAGGGTTTATAACCCAGCACCAGCATTAGATGATCGTATTCTAAAAACTGGTGCAAATATCAAGCATGGGGGATCATCCGCTTTCTTTTCGCCTACTGGTGATTTTATCGGTATGCCAAATAGAGATACATTTAATGATGATAGCTCTTATTACGCCACTGTATTGCATGAGTTAACCCACTGGAGCGGAGCTAAACAC